TACGCGCGCTCTTTTGTGTCAGAGGGCTGTTCAATGAAAAGCATACGCCCCAGCTCTGATCTAGTATAAGCGCCCGCCTTGATTTCAGCATCTTCTCTCTCAGATGGTGATAACGCCTTGATGACGAATAAAGTAGGTCTTTGCCCATCTTTGATTTTCAAAAAATCTTTGTGTCCTCTAAGGTACATAAGTTTATCGTTATCAGTCATATCAAGCGCTTGATCACAAGTGATGGCTACTTCTATCTGAGTCTGTGAAGATGTTGAAAAAGAGAGCATTTTTTTAGATTCCTAGTGCTAAACGAATCGGGGTATTAGCTGGCTGTGTAGTACCAACATCACCACCAAAACGAGAATGTTTGTAAGTGAGTACTTGCTTGACGATATCACCGCTGACATCGTACTTATTAGGATCAACAGTGAGATAGCCGGCTGGGATAAATAGCGCCATCCCTTTTCCGTTGCCTACTGGCCCTGTGCCTATTAACACTTGACGAATCACGCGATCTTTAAAATCATCTGCGATATCGCTCTTTACTGATGATAAAGTGATAGTGCATTCAAGATCGACGGTCGCCACTTCCATATCGGACATGGCAAGAATGTTATTACTAAAACCTTTAGGGGCTAAGGTATTACTGATATTGAAAGTAAAACCCTCAGCATCTAAAGCGATGCGGTCTAGCTCTTCCCCAGTAGTGCCAGCGATATTTGATCTTGAGTAGGTGACGGGGCTAGATACAACTACATAGCTATTTCTAAAATGTTGAGTAGCACCGCCCAAAACAACGGGCTCGACTGGTCCGGTTGCATTACCGTGATCATCTTGAATCAATGCAGCTTGAAAAGTGAATTGACCCATAAGACGCCCATTAGTAACAGAGATATTTAGAGATGCTAGCTTGCAACCATACGCGTATGTTCTAAACCCAACGCCATCGACTCTAAAGCAAAGAGACTCAACCACTTGCCCGCTTGATGTTGATGTAGGCACATACCAAGTTTGAAGAGGGTAAATAGTAGTAGGCTCATCACTAAATGCGGGGCTAACGCCGATCTTACCAGCGCCACCACGATTATTGCTTGTCACGCCAGCATATTCACAACGCCCACCAATGAGAGATGATACGATACCACCGATCTTGTAATTTGTGTTTGTGGTGGTAGGAGTGAAAAAATTCACATCGTCGCCGGTGACTGTATCTGCTGATGTGAATAAGGGTAATGAAGTTAAGAAACCGGCGTTTAAGAGCTTGCCTAGACCAGTGCCAGCGTATGTATTTGCATCAGCGCCAACGGTGGTAAAATCGATAGTGATTTGTACTTGCCCTGTGCGTCTTTGTACTCGGCTTGATCCACTCCATACGGTGTCTGGCTCTGGTGGTAAACCATGAGGCCCGTCGCGTCCTTCGTTGCGTTCATTGACTACTACATCGCCATAAATGACGATAGGATCACGCTCGCAAGGTAAAGAGATAAAGCTTAAACCGCTAGCAGATGGCAAGCCTGTGCTTGTGTCGATTGAGCCAAAAGATGCCTCGCTCGCTACTGATATACTTCTATGTGTAACTGTCATGTTTTATTCCTCTATATATAAAAGGGTAAAGGGTAGGGATAGTAAATAGCCCACTTGAGAGGGATCATTTTGTATCTCGGATAAAGACGCTTGCGCTGGTATCAAAGACACGATGCCGGTATTATCAGCGTCATAATCGGGCTGTTTAAGGCTATTGATCAGCTGGCTAGAATCCTCTGCGATCATGCGATCTAAGAGAGCTAAGTCACCGCCTATATCATACCTAACTCGAAGCAGTAAATCTATTCTTTTGCGTCCAGATATGCCCGCTTGCCCATCGTCTTGAGCAAGGCTTTGAAAGCGAATATCAAAGATACGATTTTGATTTGATCTAGACTCTAGAGAGAGATTACGCCCGCTTGCATCACTTATGCAAAGATAGCCATGATATGAATCTGTTTTAGGCGTAAGCGCCTCGATGCGATCAATAAGGTGATCGATAGATAGAGATATGCCCTTGCTCATGATTCCCCCATAAGATTGATAGTAACCATCTCAATAAGCTTTTGCACTTCATCATTAGTCAATCCGATGAATTGCCTTTGCGCATTGACTGCATAGCCATACGATTCCACTGGTGGCAAAAGACCTATCGTAAAACCTTTATCAGATGATTTTAGCACCGTGAAATTTTGCATCATCACGCCCGACAAAGTGAGATCGACTTCGGCTGTTTGCCCCTCGATAGAATTACTTCTTTTACGAGATTTATCTTTGTATTCACGATAGCCACCAGCAAAGAACATGCCTTTTTTAGTCTTGATCCCACCTTTAGGCGCTAGGCGTCTGGCAAGTGGAGAGCCTTTTGAGACATACAAAGGCTTGATCGAGTATGACTTAAATGGCTTCCCATTTGCGTCAAGGCCTTTATAGATGCGCACCTTGATAAGCGATACCATATCTAAGCCAGTTTGAGCCATCATCTGCTGATTCATCTGGATGGATGGTAAATTAAGCTTAATTGTAGCTTTCATCTAGTGCCTCATGCCACGGGTAGGGCTAAAGGTTTGCTCGTATGTGGTAGCGATACGATCTGCAAAATTGCCACCTACAACGCCGTAGCCTTTGACTCTTTTGTTTAATTCATCGTCTTGAGCGATACCGTCCTTATTGATATCAAGACTTATCGTTCTCATTGTAAGATCAGCAAGTTGCATACCTCTTGCACGCATTTTCTCGCTTAGATCGATATTACCATTTAATTCGTGGATTCGTGCAAGAGTTAAATAAGCATGAGCTTGTAGCAAATCTTGTGTGTTGTGTATGTCGTCTTCATCCACATCATCGGGAACGATCAAATCTCTGACATACATAGACAATTCACTCAATGCAGCATCAATCTGATCTTCAAATCCATTTGCCCGTCTAGGCGCTAAATCGGCGATATGAGGGAATAAAGCACATAGCTTGTTATGATCTAGCCCCGTATTAAATGGGCGTGGCACAACCTTGAGGATGCCTTTATCGACTTTGTTAATTGATTGACCGCCAAGGCTCTCGATGTATTCAATAGTAAAAGCGATATCTGCTTTTTCTGCTGTGATAGTGCTAGAGCTGGCAAGGTATGACCAGCACGCAAATTGCACTGATGCACTACTAGAAAAAGAGATATCTCTAGGCAGTGGATCGCCCATGATCAAGCTAGCTCCTACGATCCTCACTGGTCTTATCGCGAAGTAGTCATCGCTATCTGTCAACAAAAACGCTTGACTTTGATAGGGCTTGAGGCTAGTCGTGGACGCTGATAAAGTCAATGATCTTCTGTCATTTGCAATAGCAGTGGCTGTTAGTGACGCCCGCCCTTGAGTCATGGCGCTAGTGATATCACCGCTTTCAAGGTGAAAGGTGATCGATGGCGTGCCAGTGATAACCGATGGGGCTTGCCAGATGAAATTATAGTCTTTGTTTTGTTGTGCTTTGATCATGTTAAATCCTTTATTTCGCTATCTGTTGCCACTGTTAAATCCATGACTTTGATAAATCCTTTGCTTACTGGTGACCATGAATGACGGCAATTATACCCGCCCCCACTTGTCAACACTGGCCCAGCGCCCTGACCATTATTAAGCTTGTTGATTTGAGACTTGCTTAATACCTTGCCTACGAGTTTACGACAAAAAGGGCGCGTAATCCCGTCTTTAGGCCCTACATACATAAATAAATCTATGCCCGCTTGATCGGCATTTATCGCCTGTACAGACCGCCCGAATTCGGATATTTTCAATCGCGCTTGCGTCGTATTTGCGCTTGTTGCTCTTTGAAAGGATTGCGCTAGGGCATCTAGTGGCGCTTTAGTCGATCCGATAATGGCAACGGTATTAACTGCATCCTTAATCGATTTGCTTAGAGATGGTATCACGCTATCATCAAAGACCGATGCACTTGCCCTTTGTATGGTACTAGAAATTAAATTTATATCACCGCTGACGAAATTCGGATCGATAGCTTTCATCGCCTTATTTGTCATTTCAACAATATCAAGCTGAGATGCCTCAAAGTACGCCACCGAGTCGCCAAGTCCCTCAGAGATCAAAAAGTTTTTTAATTCGACGGGCGTCATATTTAATAAGACTTGCCCGCGCCCCTCTTTGATTATTCTGGCGATAGCGTCTTGTAATTTTTTTGTTGATTTAGCGAGTTGTTGTTCAAATTCTTGAGCTACACTCACCTCTTTTTTTAGGATATCCAACCTTGATTTTATCAAGGCTTTCATATCTGGATTTGATTCGGATTCGAGTTGTTTTTTGAGATCATCGATAGCTTCTTGATCAGCATCTTTCTCAGCTAGGGAGACATGATGATGAGAATGATGCCCACAATGAACGCAAAACATAAGAATCCTATCAGACTAAGCAAGGCAGTCAGTGAGCAAGAAGCCGTAATTTTGAGCGATAATCTTGTCTTGATGGGTATGTTCTAGCCATACTGTTCTCTTAGTCATAGCGAGATCATCATAAGCACCACTTGAGAAGCCGGCATATTCAAAATTAAGAGCAGCTACAGGCATAACCTTAGTACCGTTCTTATTGCTTACTGCGTCACTGCCTTTCATGATGCCCATGAATACGCTATCATCTGTCCAGATTTGAGCTTCGCTTGAAGTCAAGCCGGCGTTTGCAGTTTCTTTGCGAGCAGAGCCAACAAAAACATTTTGAACGCCTAAGACTTCTTTGAGCACAGAGATGACCATGTTGTCTTGCATGATGCGATTGCCCGCTGCTGTACCTGATGCAGTTGAGCCAGCAGTAAAGAATCCTCTAACATCTGGAGCTCTAGACAAAGCACGCAAAGCGCCATAGCCCAAAACTAAAGTATCGGGCAAAATACCATGGGCATTTGCACGAATAACATCGATAAGAGCGTGGAGGTCGGTTAAAGGTTCAGCGCCTGCGGAATTCCATTGAGTGCCTTTTGCCCCATTGCCTAACGCATCGAGATCGGCGGTATATGATCCCCAATTACCAGCACTAAACAAAAGATTTGCAAGGCGTGACTCACGGGCTAAAAGCATTGCTCTTTGTACCTTTTTAAAGCTTCTTGTTTCTTCATTACCGGGATATTGAGAATAAGCGATATCTTCTAAAGCGATGCTATCAGACAAAGAATAAATCTTAGCGCTGTATGTAGTGCTAGTGCGATCAAAATTGCCGATTGTTTGACGACCAGCGCCGGGAGCTC